CAGATGGTCCAGCACAAAAGAGGTATGAGCAGAAAAGAACTCCGTGATTGCCTTTCGCACCTCTGCTTTGTCCTCTGTCTTCTTAAGGCTGCGACGGATTGCGAGTACTTCTCTATTCAGAATACGGTCGGCGGCCCTCTCAAACAGGTTGCGGAATGCGGTCTCCACCTTGTCATCCTGGGACGGGTCTAAAACCGCACCAGATTCGATTTGGCGGGTTTCCTGCCCTGAGTCGAGTTCTGGGGCGGCCCTGCCCTGGGTCTCTGCTGGTGTGGGAATCTCTTGGGGAGTCTTTGGTGCCGATTTTGTGGGCGCGGGCAATTGGACAAATTGACCGGTATTACCATCAATATAGGCAGCGTTGAGGGGGATTGAATACAGGTCTAGCCCATCGACCCTTGCCATATTGTCTTTTTTGCGAGCCTCGTTCTGAGACATGAAACCACCAGCAATGGCTGTGCGGTATGCCTCATACCGGGACTTGGTATCCCCGCGCAGAAATGCCTCGGTCACGAACTCGACAAATACAGGATTGTCAGTGCCGAACAGTTTGTAGTTAAGCTCTTGTTCGATCGCGGCCAACATGGGATTGAGCGTATATCGCAAGAACTCTAAACTTTGGTGCTCGATATTGTTGTTCGTCGATCTCGTCAAGTCTTGGATTAAGTGTGGCTGCACGCCGAACCATCTGGCTATTTCGGTCACAGAGAACGATCTTGTCTGCACGAACTGCATATCTTGGGGAGGCACGGACCATGGCTCGAATGTCAATCCGTCTGGCAGAACCACAGGTGCATGTGGATCGCCAGTGATAGACTCTTTCCAGCTAGCGCGAAGAACCTTTATCTTGTCGATGTCTTTGGTCTTGGCGACACCAGAGATAATTCCTATGGGGCGGCCAGAATTGCCAAAGAAAGTGCTACCGTAGTTTTCGGCTGCGAGGCCAGCACCAATCGACTCTTTAGCCAGTGTGATTATCGAGGTGCCATTGATGCCATCCCGCGAAAAGAACTTAAAGTGCAGCATCTGCCATTGGGGGATTATCCGCGTTCCTAGCGTTGGATGTCCATATTCATACACCAGTTCATTAGTGATAGTATCTCTTTTCGGACAGACATAGGCTGGGTGCACAAGCTGGAACACCAGTCTGCCAGATGGTGCCATTTGGATCATGGCATAGCCATTGCCATAGGTGAGGACCCAACCGACAATTGTCTGTTTCCAAATGTAGGCAGATACCTCTGGGTGCGGCCGCTTGAGTGTAGCATTTAGCTCATGGTTCGGAAGCCGAACCTTGCCATCGGCTTCATCGGCATAAACATGTATTGGCAATTGAGCGACAGATTGCGACAAGAGTCTTACACAAGCGAATACCGCGGACAAGGTCAACGCGGTTTCTGGTCCGACATCGACACCAGATTTCGTCTGGGCACCCATCCAGCCGAACCATCTCGACGAACCTGGGACAGGTTCGGTGGCTCGTTTCTCTGATTTGCGCGATCTCTTAACTTTGACTATGGGCTTGTGTTTCACTGCGCCTCCGTACCAGGACGGTCGTCAAAAATCACCTCTCCGCAACTACACCGAAAGCACTTGCCCTGCTCTAGGTAGGTCTGGCAAGTCCCAGGTCTGTGTTTGCATACATGCCATATCTCGTTGTACTGCTGGCCAAATAGACACTGGTATCTGCCCATGTTGGCAATCTGATCTGTGGTCAGCTTGCGCCCGTAAGCTGGTACTCTAATTACCGTAGGCTCAATGAACATGGGTGCCTGGTCCTCCAAGACCGCCAGCTCGAACAACACTCTGTTCTGGAAGTCGACATACGTCTGTGGCATTTTCATAGTGTGGCAAATCCTCTTGCGAACTCCCCCTCAAACGAACTGTCAGATTCCATCATGTTGGATTTTTGAACGCAGTTGAGCGCCATGATTGCGGCGACAATACCGTCAATCTTTTTACTGGTGCCCCGCTTCTCTGGTTTAATACAATTGTTGATGTTGCAATATACCTTAGTGTTAGATGCCTGCCATCGTAGAACTGGATTTCCATCGTGTCTAAATGTTCTATTCGTCACTATTCGCTCAATTTCCTTGGTAGGCGAGTCGAAAGCCTTAATATCTTGTGCAATTTCGGTCATCGTGAGACCATCCTCTTCAGAGAGTTCTTGGGAGAGTTTCGAGGCTCCCCAGCGGTCGTGTCCGATTTCTCGAATCTCGTATTTCTCTGCCAACTCATTGATCGTCTTGCGAATGTAGCGATAGTCAATTCTGGCACCTGGGGTAAGAGTGAGATATCCGTCTTTCCACCATTGGTAATACGGCACCATGTCTCTCTTTTCGCGGGCCAAGATGTCTTGTTCGGGTAGCCAAAAGAATGGCAGACAATAGTAGATAATCTCATCTCCCTCTTGCCTTGGGAACATTAACACCAAAGAAGTGGTGTCACTGGTAGAACTCAGGTCTAGTCCAGCTCTACACGGACTTCCCTCAAACTCTGACCAATCGATATCCTCTTTGCACGCATCCCATTTAGACATATCGAAAAACGTAGTGCTGGACGTGGTCCACTGATTCAGACGATAGCGTCTGAACTCGGCCTCGTCATGTCTGGATTGCTGGGCCTCTGCTCGCTTGATTTTCAAATCGTCCAATAGCCAGGGCATTTCTTTGATGGATGGATTAGCGAGGTGCAGTGCTTCGTCTGTTATCCAGTCTGTTTCTTGTGGGCATTCGGCGATATAAGCGAAATAGTGTATATTCTTGTCAACATTGCCTAAGATGTTTTTGGCCTTGACGTACTCCTCGTAGCCTGGAGATTGAACATCATCGCCAGCAGTGGAGATCGACAGGGTTAACGGCTGTTTTCTGGATCCTGCTGTGTGTTTCAGGAGGCCCAACATTCCACGATTTTTGTGTCTGTGTAATTCGTCAATGATGATGCAATGAGCATCGATGCCATCGGCGACATCTGCATCTTTCGAGAGGGCTCGGTAATAGTTACCGGCAACTTCGATCTTTTGTCGGCTGGGAACTCTGCGAGATACCGCCAGTAGTTCATCTCCCAGCATGTTGGAGATCGCCTCGTAGATGAGGCCAGCTTGCCCAAAGGTTGTTGCAGCCGAGAAACACTTAGCGTTAGGCTCATTGTCGGCGTACAGCATTACTGCGGTAATGAAAGAACAAAGTCTGGACTTGCCATTTCTTTTCGCAACCCAAATAGACCCAGTGCGAAATCTCCTTAAATTGTTCGGTAACTTCCATCCGAACAGCGGAGCAACAACATTATTGGCTTGCCAGCTAAAAAGAGAAAACGGAGAGTAGGTAATCAGACCTGTGTTTTCGTCGCGCTCCCAGTTGACGAGCATGTCGCGGCCGAACTCCATGACGTAGTCGACCGCGGCCTGATCCCACCAGCACCCTTGATCGACTGCCAGTTGATCGGCTGCTGTCTTTATTCTCGATTTAGGGACCCCGCGTTTGCCCATTAGTCCTCGTTCTTAGTTAACCCCTTGAGGTATTTAGACACCTTGTCCTCAGTCGGTGTAATCTTGACCCTAACTTTGTTCCTCGCGGTTGGCGTGAACCCCAGGTCCGCACAGAGTAATCTGAGTCTCGCCTCGCAAACATCTGCGATACGCTGCCAGGGATTAGTGCGTTTCTTCCCGTCTTTAGATTCATAGACTCTGCCCTCGGTCTTGAGGATCTCTTCTGCGGCCAGTCGTCTCGAATAGACAGTGCAATACAGTGCTAATATAGATTTGTCTAAAATAGAGATGATGCCCAGTCGTTTGGCTTGATCGCAAATCCAACTCCACTCGGCTTTGGCTGCCTCGTCTAAATAGGTAGGCGGCTTTGGCGTCTCCACTGGTAGTTCGATCGCTGACATGGGATTCAATTCACGTTTGTTTGCTGTTCTTCGGTAAGCTGCGTTGGGCATTTGTCCTCCTGTCTTTAATTGCATCACTAGTGATGTCTAATTGCTTTGCCATTGTTCCTAAATTGTTTAACAAGTGTTAAAGGAATGACGCCTACATTTGTCAAAAAACTCGGAACGGTTGCGAGGTCGGTCGCATGAGCGCGAGCAGGAACAGATTTCACCCCCCTCCCATCCGCTCGTGCTCGGTCATGTTGACAAATGTGTTCATTGACTTCTCCTTGGCATCGGAACCAGAAATAATCCGTCTGTTTGTCTGCTCCTGTTGCGATACTGCGCGGTCTTGCGTGAGTGACACTCGATGCACAAACTTTGCAATTCGTCTAAATCATAATCCCATGCAGGTACATCAATCGGCTTCTCAATTATGTGATCGACTTGAGTCGCTGGTGTCGCGATACCCAGCGCAAGACAGGAGCGACACAGCGGTTCCTCTTTGAGCTTCAGTTGTCTAAGTCGCTCCCATCTCGCATCGTATCCCCTCCGAAAAGCATTCGGTCTCTTGCGGTCATATCTCTTACTCGCTGGTGGTCTGTGCTCATCGCACCATGCACGAGTAGTGCGTTTGTTGCACGATGGATGTTTACACTGTTTGAGTGGAGCACTGGGCATTAGCAGTCATACCTCATTTGTGTAATTGTCAATATGCCTCTCGCAAGTAATCTATTGTTCGTTGTGTCCCACAGTGCATATCTCAGAACATCATTGCTGGACGTGTGCTCTTGGGTGTAGTTAAGTATCACCGCGTTGTCTGGTGTAGATGCGTACTCGT